GGATTACCAGAAAAGAAGAAAGGCGTTAAAGAAACCACAGTGGCCGGTTCAGTTGCCCCGGCACCCAGCAATGGCAATGGCAAAAGCAAAAAAGGCATGATATTTGGCAAAGGTGTGTATGAAAGCCAAATGGCAGAGAGCTATGACAAAAAACTCAAATCAGTGCTTACTGAAGGCCTGAGCCTCGACATGCACATTGATCATCTTGGCAATAAGACCTTGAATGTTGAGGCCACAAACGAAGATGTCGAGAAACTGGCCCAAATTCTCAAACTGGCCGGCCTAGGATCCAGTGGTGGCTATGAAACAGTGCCCACGTCATCGGGTGATTCAATGGAAGAAGACCACAGCAACAAACCTAAACCACAAATGCAAACCGCTGACTACATGACCAACACCATCTCTGGCGGTCTCAACAAACGCAAAGTTACTGGTATGACCACCATACCAGTGGTACCTACACACCAGGTGTCGGAATCTGAGATGAAAAATGACTTGATGAGATTTTACAAAAATCGCAATGCCGACGCAGCTCGCCGACTCGTCAAGCAACACAAAGTTACTGGTATGACCACCATACCTACACAACAAAACGGCGGCGGTGGCGGTCCTACACAACAGGTGTCGGAATCTGAGATGGAAAATCACTTGATGAAACTTTACAAACAGTACAAAACTTCATGAAATCTCTGCAAGAATACATCATTGAGAGCGAACAGTGGATGGAAAATCCTGCTGTGGGGGATGATTTTGCCATCAACATCCGTGAAGATTGCCTGATAGAAAGCTACATCATTGCAGTCGAACAAGATCGCTTGACCATTGCTGCAGATCAAAAGCTAGTAGACATATTAGAAAGTTATGGTTATCAAGTAGTAGAAGAAGGTAAGATGAAAAACCTTGACATTGAGCATCAAGACTACAAGTCAATGACCCCAAGGCAGTTTGAACGTGCATATAACATGAAAAAAGCCGACTGGTTTGAAAAGCATCGTGAACTTGTTGATAAAAAACATGGCAAATCAAATCAAGATGATTTAGATGAAGCCGAATATCAAGGTCGAGAAGTAAAACTTGGTAAGAAAATGGCGGGAGATGTAAAAAAGTACAAAGTGTACGTCCGAGATCCCAAGACTGGCAATGTCAAAAAAGTAAACTTTGGCGACAAGACCATGCGCATCAAAAAGTCTAATCCTGCTCGCAGGAAAAGTTTTAGAGCCAGACACAACTGTGCCAATCCCGGTAGCCGACTTAAAGCTCGCTATTGGTCATGCCGTAACTGGTAATAAAGTAAATAAGTTGGTATAAAGGAACAACAATGGCCGCAAACGTTTACACATCATTATCAAATGCCACTGTCTACACAGACAAATTGCAAATATCCACCGGAGCCAATACAGTGACATATCAAGCCTATGCCACTGCATTGGGTTCTGCCGCAGCCGTAGGCAACATATATTCTGAGGCAATATTGATCCCTGCCCACACAGTGTTTGAAGTTTATGCTGGTGCTGGCAACAAGGTCACAGTGACCGGCACACCTTTCACAGCCGTAGAAATAGGTACAGAAAGTTCGGCACAAGAAAGCGTGTTCTAAGGAGCAGTTGTGAGAGCTAGAGAATTTATCACAGAGCAATCTGAACACAAAGTTGGTCAAGGAAAACCAAATCAATATTTTGTAGCTGCAAGTCCTGGTGCCATGCGCATCGATGGTCTTGACAAGTATTATGATCTATATCGCATGAGCTTGCACATGGCCGGTTCTCCAACTGTTGACACAGCTGATAATGAATCATTTATATCTAATAGTCCTGTACTGTTTGGGTACACCGATGAAGAAGATGAAAAAATAAAATATGCTGCCAAGCGCGTGAAAGGCTCAATAAAGACCATAGCGCCATCTGGCAGTCGAGAAACTGATGATGTCAATAGAATTAGCCCCATCAAAGGCTTCAAAGGATATCCTCGATGAAAATCTACTTGGTGCGCAAAACACACAAGACATTGAGTAAGCATTAACACTTGAGATAATTTAAAATTAGGAACTGATATGAAACTATATCTATCTATAGCATTAATCCTGGCCATGACTGTGCCTGCCTGGGCACAAAAAACACCACAGGGAGTAACATATGATGCACAAATCGTAAGAATAAATGATGGTGATACTGTGGTCATTGCGGCGCCATTTCTTCCGGCACCACTCAAACCCGAACTTGCAGTAAGAATCTACGGCGTTGACACACCAGAAAAAGGTCACAGGGCTCAATGTCCGTCTGAGGATGCAAAAGGAAAAGCGGCCACTGTATTCACACAAAACGCTGTGAAGAAATCCACCAAGCACCAAGTCATTCTGTATGGATGGGACAAATTTGGTGGTCGTGTATTGGGAGATGTTGTTTTAGACGGTAAATCACTACGCATGGCCTTGATTAAAAATGGTTTTGCTAGAGAATATTATGGAGAAGCCAAACAATCGTGGTGCAATTAAATGCGATTTAAAGAATTTGGTAAAGGTGTATATCCTCCAAGCAAATTAAAACCTCTTGAAGGCAGCAACATTTCAAAAACGGGAACACGAATCGGTCGTTTGCAACGTCAAAAACACATTGAACCCGGAACCGACCGTTGGTTCCAATTATGGTTTGCTAAACCCTATCTTACCGGCGAAACCCCCCTATAAATAACGCATGGATAAATTTTATTGTGCAGCACCTTGGCGAGGTCTGCATATTAATCCTCGCGGTGATGTCAAAACCTGTTGTGCTGGTGATCCTAACATATTGGGCAACTTAAATTCACAGACCATTGAACAAATTCTGCATGGTCAGACCATGCAGCAAATACGCCAAAGCATACGTTCGGGTCAGCCACATCCTGTTTACTGTTACAACTGTGTGCAAGCCGAACGTTATGGTCGTAGTGAACGTGATTGGCACAACTCAGTAAACTCCGAATTTGATTGCACCACAGCCGGAGATCGTGAACATCGACCTACACTGATTGATGTGCGTTGGAACAATACTTGTAATCTCAGTTGTAATTATTGTGCTCCTGCTTGCAGTAGTCGGTGGGCAACCTTACATAAAATGCAAGTTAGGTCAGGTACCACACCTCACTATGAACAAGTATGTGATTATCTTGAAAAACATCAAGAACACATACGTGAAGTAGCTCTCGTGGGTGGTGAACCTTTGCTGTTGAAAGAAAACGAACGCTTGCTAGATGTAATTCCTCAAGATTGTATGGTCACACTGATAACCAATGCTGTGGTTGATTTAACAAGCAATAAAATTTTTGAGAAATTAAGCAAACGATCAAAAGTGGGTTGGAGTATCAGCTTTGACAATGTTGAGTCAAGATTTGAATACGTGAGACACGGGTCTACTTGGTCCCAATTGATGCAGAATCTTGACAAAATACAAACTTTGATGAGAACCAAAGGACACCAAGGTGGTATACATGCGGTTTATAACATTTACAGCGCCACTAGAATAATAGAACTTACAGAATTTGCCCGGCGACAGGACTTGACCATACACTGGCAAAGTCTGTACCAACCTGAATGTCTAGATCCTTCTCGCTTGGGAACAGACATCGTGAATTTGGCCAGACTGGAATTACACGGTGCTCTTGATTCAGGTTTGTTGACTGCACTTGAACAAGAGTTTTTGCGTTCGGTATTTGATAATCTTCAGGTCAAAGCGGACCTGCGCGAGCAACTACGCCAACACATTACGGACATTGAGCAACAGTTTCATCTAGATCAATTAGGACAATTTGCCAAACTTTGGCCAGAGATTGATGCACTGTGCTGAAACATTGTTGGTCTTGAAACAACACAAGAGTATTACTCATAAGAATATTTATATAGGTATATTTTGGTAAGTAACAATATGTCAAAAAGTCTTCAAGGTGTACTGATCAAACAACCACATCGCCGACAGTACTACAATGAGCAACAGATTGATGAGTTCATGAAATGCGCTGACATTGAAACTGGTCCTTTGTATTTCATGAGCAATTTTTTATATATTCAACATCCACTACACGGCAAGATACAGTATCGACCATATGAGTTCCAAGCCAGACTAATTGATACCTATCATCGTTATAGATTCTCTGTCAGCATGATGCCGAGGCAAACAGGCAAATCGACTACGGCCGCAGGTTATCTGTTGTGGCATGCCATGTTTATAGCTGATTCTACCAACCTAGTGGCCGCGCACAAGTATCTAGGTGCACAAGAAATCATGCAGCGGGTACGTTATGCCTATGAAGCCTGTCCCAATCATATCCGTGCCGGAGTTATGTCGTACAACAAAGGTTCCTTGGAATTTGAAAATGGCAGTCGTATCATCGCACAGACCACCACAGAAAATACAGGTCGCGGTATGTCCATAACCCTGTTGTACTGTGATGAGTTTGCATTTGTTCGACCAGGTATCGCCAAGGAATTCTGGGCGTCAATCACACCCACTTTGGCCACAGGTGGCAAAGCCATTGTGACATCTACTCCCAATTCTGATGAAGATCAGTTTGCTTTAATTTGGAAACAGGCCAACAAGCAGGAAGATGCTTATGGTAATGCCACAGATCTTGGGCAGAATGGTTTTCGCGCCTTTCGTTCATTTTGGTATGAACATCCCGATCGCAATGATGCCTGGGCCACAGAACAACGCGCCATATTGGGCATTGAACGTTTTCGCCGAGAAATGGATTGTGAATTTATTATAGATGATGAAACCTTGATATCTCCCATTAAATTGTTGGATTTAAAACACAGTGATGTGTTGTACAAAACAGGCCAGGTGCGTTGGTTTTGCCAACCTGAAAAAGATCGTTACTATGTAGTGGCTCTAGATCCCAGTTTGGGTACTGGTGGTGACCCTGCGGCCATTGAAGTATTTGATGCCAATACCACAGAACAGGTGGCCGAATGGCGCCATAACAGAACTACCATACCTGAACAGATACGTATTTTGGCAGAAATCTGTAAAAACATCAATGACACAGTAAAAGATAGCAAGAATATCTATTACACGGTTGAGAACAATACCCTGGGTGAGGCTGCACTGATTTCCATACAGGAATATGGTGAACACAATATCCAAGGCTACTTTCTAAGCGAAAACACCACGGTGAGTGGCCGAAGATATCGCAAAGGTTTTAATACCACCAACAAGCCCAAATTAGCAGCCTGCGCCAAGTTGAAAAATCTCATTGAAACCGGGCGCATGAAATTGCATTCGGCCAATTTAATTACCGAGCTTAAAAGTTTCATAGCATCTGGAGCCAGTTATGCTGCCAAGATTGGAGAAACTGATGATCTAGTCATGGCCACATTGTTAGCAGTGCGCATGATGAAGTTGCTTCAAAGCTATCATAAAGAACTGGATACCCAATTGCGCGATCACAGCGACAAGGTAATAGAACCCATGCCCTTTGTAGCTGTATTCAAATAAATAAATTGTTATGAGTCAATCTAACACTGCTGCACAACAACTTTATGACCTGCTGGTAACAAGGGATTTCAAACCTTCAGCCTTGGACAGTTTAGGTAAGCCAGCAGACATTCCTGCAAACTCCAAAATTATCAACTTTGACTACAAGACCGATCAAAAAGACTATGGCGCTGTGGTCATGGTTTTTGATGGTGAAAACAATTTAGATATCTATTTTGGTGACAACATGGGGCGCGCCATGGAAGGTGATGATCGTAATGATTGGTACAATTTCTTGCATACAGTGCGCATGCTTGCCAAACGCAATTTGCTTACATTTGGTTTGAAAAATTTGTCTCGGTTAAAATATAACATGAAAACCATGGCTGCCATTAAAGAAAGTGTGTTTGAAAGTTATTATGGTACACGCAAAGTCAGCTACAACGATCAACCTCAGCGCACGCGATTGCTGATTAAACACAGCCGTGACCTAGAAGAAGGTGACGCGCGATACAGAAACATTGACAGCATCTATGTAGAAACTGTGGATGGTGAACGTTTTAAGGTGCCTAGTCGCAGCCTCATGCATGGACGCATGTTGGCTAGACACGTGGCCGAGGGTGGTAATCCCTATGATTCATTTGGACAACATATAAATGAAATGGTAGATGAGATGCGCACATTGGCCCATTTTGTCAGGGTATCACGCAATAAAAACTATGATGGTGCTGCAGCACACATGATAGAATCCGCAGTGAAACATTACAGTGATCTAAAAACCAAGGCCAAGAAGTTGATAAGTCGCAGAGGTTATCATGAGGCAAAAAATCAATTTGATCCTGCAGTTATCACTGGTACCAATGAAGCAGTGGAGACCATACGTGAACTATTTGTACAACAGAGTCTAGATCCTAGAATAGAACAAGCTCTACCAGTGTTGGCCAAACTGCAAGACACACCATTGAAAGAAGCTGATATGTTTGAAACTTGGGCGTCTCAAGTTTTGGAAGGCACTTGGGCTCTGCCAGACACACCAAAGGCACGCAAAGAACTACAAGATTTAATGAGCAAACCGCTCACGGTGGGTCCTGATGCCATGAATGCTACCGAACAATTGTATAATCTTGTTGGTGACGATGAGTTGTATGATATTCTTCAACGTATCGCCGAGAAAGATCCTGATGCAGATGTTTGGAAAGATGAGCAAGTTGTGAAGAGATTCAAAGAATTAGGGATTGAGATTCCCGATTCTAATAAACCCGAATCTGAACCCGAACCCGAATCTGAACCTGCACCAACCCAGCCCGATACCACATCAAAAGTACCTAATGCCCCAGCACCGCCCCCAGCTGCTCCCCCGCAGACTCCTACCGTCGAAGAGTCCACCTGTAACATGACTGCCGATGGTACATGGTGTCCGGTGCATGGTATGAAAGAATGTTCCATACACGAAAATATCGATTTACAACGATTGCGTGTATTGGCATCATTTTATTAAGACTGCTTTTTTAAAAATCTTGATTTGTTGTCTAGTTAGTGTTACACTTGTCTTGTGTTGATATCTACACCCGAACTGGTAGTCGTTCAAACTTACCCAGCACATTTCTATCAAACCTTAGCTTGCCTACGCAACATTCGTACACTGAATCCCAAGTGTGAGATCTGGTTGTTCGCGGACAATTTCAGCAACTTCAGTTGGGACAACTACATTAGTTATTGCCACGAGGTCTATCGCGATTTGGTCAACAAGATAGTGCCTTTTTCTGACATACACGTACTGTATCGATTGCGCAACTGGCCATGGTTACGTCAACAGACCAACAAACTACTTTTGGATAAAGTAATTGACAGGACTCACTGGTTCTTCACGGATGGCGATGTGCAACTGCGCAAATGGCCTGCCGTTGATCGAGTGCCCGGCATCATTCTCGGGGCCTATCAAGGAGTGCCTTTGAGCGAGCGTGATCCTAGGCCAGGAGAAGTGAGCAGCCAGATCTTGTTTTATATCCGGCACATGCTGGGCGGTGAGTTTGGGGGATTTTGGACCAAAGACGATAAACCAATCACTGCCAGCAATCCCCCGGTAAAGATAATGCAAGCAGAAATCATACGTGGCTTACGGAATTTGATAGAATCTCGGTTCAGTAAATCACTTGTGGATGTGCATTTTGATCTACGGCGTGATACTAGGATGGCCGCGAGCGAGTGGGATCTTATTGAAGCCTATCGGCAGACAGTGCTAGGTCAAGCGCCCGTCTGGGAACTCGACGATAATTGGTATGAAACCACTTGGTCGGCAGATCGTGAATTAGGCAAAGACTGGTTTCAGTCTAGAGGCATCACGATAAATGCCGAAATCTGGCAGCTTTTACCAAAGACCAAGAATTATTTGTGATTTATGTTGACATTATAAATGTCTATGCTACACTCAGTTGGGTGTATGCAAGGCATATGTAGGCACATAACCAGGAGCCGGAATGGCAACCACGATTACCCCACCGCATGTAGTGCCCGGGCTCTACTGGAGATCTAGAGGTCCCCGCAATCTCCGTGTGTACTATCAGCCGGGACAGGACGGCGGCGGCACGTGGTTTGGGCAGGAATACGTGGCGGTGGTGGCCGAGCGCTATAGGAAACGCTTCAAGACCTGTTTCGAATGGTGTGCGGGACCGGGCTTCATAGGCTACAGTCTCCTGGATCATGGCCTGTGCGATAGGTTGGTCCTGGCCGACTGCTACCCACCGGCCGTGGCTGCTGCGCAGGAAACTGCCAGTGACAGCTACAACAGCATCCAGGACTGCGTAGCGATCTATCAATCGCTTACCATAAGAGACCTGCCCCAAACCCAGCCGTTTGATTTGGTAGTAGGCAACCCACCACACTTCTATCATCCGCCAGAAAACGATCAATACGAGCGCCTGGACTGTGACCCCGGCTGGTCCACGCATCAGGAGTTCTTCGCCAACATCGGCACGAGATTGGCAGATGATGGCATGATACTGCTGCAAGAGAACTGGGTGGGTTCGCAGCCCGAGACCTTCCTGCCTTGGATCGATACCGCCGGCCTCCGCATGCGGGACTGGTGGCGCAGCAAGGCTTGGTTCCACGAAGGTCAAAATTGCCAGATCTACTACATGGAGATAGAAAAGGCAAAATAATCTGTCATTTTGTTTGACAGGACTAAATATCATCACGTATACTACACAAGGTGTACGTTAGGCAATGCAGTACACAGGCAAACATAGGCAACGAAAGGACAATCAACTATGGCATCCCTAGCAGAAATCCGCGCACGACTTCAAGCTGCTGAGTCAGGCAAAAGCGGTCAATTCACAAGCGGCGACAACGGAATCTATCCACATTGGAACATCGGCGAAGGCGCAAGCGCAGTGCTGCGTTTTCTTCCCGACAGCGACCCAAAGAACACTTTCTTTTGGGCTGAACGTGCAATAATCAAACTACCGTTCAATGGTGTCAAAGGTGAGATTGATTCCAAACAGGTCCAGGTACAAGTTCCCTGTGTGGAAATGTGGGGCGAAGCTTGTCCAGTACTGGCCGAAGTGCGCACGTGGTTCAAAGACAAAGCACTGGAAGACATGGGCCGTAAATATTGGAAAAAACGCAGCTACATCATGCAAGGTTTTGTTCGTGAAAATCCTCTTGCTGATGACCAGACGCCGGAAAATCCTATCCGTAGATTCATTATTGGTCCGCAAATTTTCCAAATAATTAAGTCGGCACTGCTTGATCCAGAATTGGAAGAGTTGCCAACCGATTTCATGCGTGGACTAGACTTCCGCGTCACCAAGACGTCAAAGGGTGGTTATGCAGACTATTCAACTTCCAAATGGGCTCGTAAGGAAACAGCATTGACTGAAACAGAACAGTCCGCGATCAATGCTCACGGCTTGTTCAAGCTTTCAGAATTCTTGCCCAAGAAACCCAGCGAAGCAGAACTCAAAGTGATCAAAGAAATGTTCCAAGCTTCGGTCGATGGCAAATCTTACGATTCTGAACGTTGGGGTGCATATTTCCGTCCTGCCGGTGCAGCATCCCTTGCTAGTTCTGTCAAAGAGGCCGCACCTGCTGTAACGGCGAAATCAACACCAGCTACTACAAGTTCGTTTGATGACACACCTGCTGTGGCACCAACGCCAGTACAAGCCAAACCGTCGACTCAAAAAGCTGAAGATATTTTGGCCATGATTCGGGCACGGCAAAACAAGGGTTGATGCTTACAAATCTGGATGCAGAGTTGTTTCCAGATGATTGCGAGGTGGTAGAAATAGCACCTCGCAATCTTTACGTCTATTTGATACAAAAAAACGCATCCTCATCATTGAGACTAGAAGCGAAAGCTCAAGATTGGAGGATATTAACCAATCATGACCTTGGTTCATTAGATTCTGTTGATGTATATCTACGTGATCCCTTAGATCGTTATCTTAGCGGAGTGAATACATTTGTTCAACACCTCATGAGGGATCAACCGGACCTAGATCGTCATACCTGTGAAATGTTTGCTACACGTTATGGTTTCATAAACAGACATTATCTACCACAATGGCATTGGTTACTAAACTTGGCTAGATTTATCGGACCCCACTGCCAGTTAAGACTGCATGCTGTAGAGGATTTGACACAGATCACCCAGCGGCGATCTCGTGCCAACATACATCCATTGGATCCAGATCGGGCCATGGCATTACTGCCCACCGATTCCAAGATCGAATTTTGGTTTTTACTGGATCGCATACTGTTAGGAAGATGCGGTCAATCATTGACCTGGAAAGAAATATTACATATCTATCAAAC